GGGCGCTACCATCGCCGCAAGCAGGAAACCGACAACGGCGAACGCACCATTATTGTCAAGAAGTACGACCACTTGATGGATGGGACGCGCTATATGGTGGTGTCTGGCATCGATCTGGCTATTGTCAAACCAGTCGCTCCGCTCGAGGCAAACAATCCGTACGCGGAACTTGGATGGAAAGTATGAGCGTGCGCCTCGAAGACTGCGTGATGATGTTTCATGAAGGCTGCGGCGGCATTGTGATCGGCGAGATCGGCAAGGAATTGCACTGCGCTGAATGCGGAAGGCTGATGGAATTAATTGTTTCTGAAGCTACGCCGAAGTAGGATGGAAGGCGTGCCAAGCGCAACTATCATAATAGATGATCATCAGGGAACTCGGGTTGAGGCAATAGTTAACCTGACAAACGTGACCTATCCGTCACTCAACAACCAGGATTTGGCCGACAGGTTCCTACTTCCTGCTGCAATTACGGCGCTGAACGCATTCCAGGAGAAGGTAAAAAGTGGCAAAACCAAAAGCATCGACGCGCAACGCGCTGGCTAACCGCATAGATATTTGGCTAAGCCATTGAGGATATCTATCCGGTCTTTTACCAAACCGAGAACCCGATTGCATCTATCGCAGATCCAGCCCCTAAAATGTCCTTTATTGTGGCAGTGGTCAAATACTATTCGAATGTTTAGCTCGTCACAGATCTCGCACTTATCGGGCCTTGGCCGACCAGCAATCTGTTCTTGCTTGGCTCTCTTTCTTGCGGTAAATGCATCCGAGCGCCTCTTTTGGCCTGTCGGGTCCTTGAAACGCCTATAGGCCGCACCGATCTTACCAGTTTCCCGGATAAATTTAATGTTTTCTTCCCCGTACTTAGCTTTTGCGCGTCTGTTGGTTTCTGGGTGCCTAGCGCGATATCTACGCGCTTGTTCCAATACCTTTTCTGGATTGGCCTTACGCCACTCCTTAACCTTTTCGTAGTTGGTCATATCCTATTCTATCAAGCAATATATCCTATGGCAAAATTAAAATCGAGCACGCGAAACGCTCTGGCGGATTCGCAATTTGGATTGCCAGCAGAGCGAAAATACCCAATTAATAACCGCTCCCACGCCGGGAACGCGAAGGCGCGCGCGAGCCAAATGGTAAAAGCTGGAAAGCTTTCGCCATCATCTAAAGCGAAGATCGACGCGAAAGCCAATCGCATCCTCGGCAAAGGAAAGAAGAAAAAGTAGATGCCGCCTTACGCCACCGCCGTCCAAGAGCCAATCCTGGCGCCACCAATCACTCCTCCGTATCCACTGTTCAACAAGGAAGTGTTGACTGCCCCGACGACCAGTATCCCTATCCAGTGGAATGGTCAGGTAACCGGCGGATACAGCAACCTAAAGACGTTCACCGCCACTTTCTCGACACCTCCCACGGCCGCAGTAATTGATATTCTCGGATCTGATGAAAACTCTTCAGTGAACGACTTCGGCGTAGTGGGGACGATCTCATTCGGCGGGAGTGGACAGGTGATGGGATTCTATACCGACGAGGCACCATCCAAGCATTATTGTGGACGACTCACTAGCGTGACTTGGCCGGGAGCGGCTGGCACCCTACTGCTAACGATTTCAGCCTAAATTTAATTTAAAGGAAAAACTATGTTAAAAGACATGAGCAATCAAAAGATGCCCTCGCGGGGGAGTATGGGTAGTTCGGGCGGGACTAACGAATCGAAGACCCAGACAGGACCAGGCAACGCGATGCTGGGCAAGAAGCAGCCACCGCCCAAAGACCCCACCTATCGCAAGGGTAGTGGGACTGACATGAATGCGCCACCCAAGAGCGGGGAGGAGATGTACGAAGACCGCGGCATGGGCATTACTGCGCACGTGCACGGCTCTAAGCGGTGCTAGTGGGTCCTGGGCGCCACCAAAGGCCGACTGCGTTCATAATCGGATTGATGTTCTCCTTAACGAGAATGGTAATTGGTTTTTTCCAACCGTCTTGGATAATCTCGATTGGTAGATTATCTTCAGGTCGACGCTCCGGTATTCCGTTCCAATAGAGTCCATTCGGCCATGCCAACCATCCAGCATCTACAAAACGCTGGCTTGCTTCTTCATGGATAGCGCTCCTCATTTCCCTATTGTGTTCTGCCTCCGTTTCAAATGCTTCCTTCCGGCAATCAGGACAATCGTAAGATGGAAATGCAACGCCGTGCGCGCAGTGAGTATAGCGACGATTTTCTTCCCGATACATCGCCTGCAGTGAAGCGCCAGACACTTCCCGCTTGAAATAGCCAAACCAGTTCAAAATCTTCTCAATCATTCGTCTTTCCCCTCCCGTTTAGTTTAATGCCCTTCGAGCCAGAAATCCAGCGCGCCCCGGAACGCCCCACTGCGCCTATCGAGCGTGCATCCCAGGCCGACCGGGGAGACGACACCGAAGCAGACCCCAAAGGCCCCGGTAGCGCGTGGTTCAGGCGGCTCCGGGAACGCTTCCGCCGCGCCAAGGAATACGAGAAAGAACGCCGCGACGTTTTTGATCTATGCGTCCGTAATGTCGCCAATCAACAGTGGACCGAAAAGGAGCTTAAAAACCGGATTAACCGCCCTAACCCCGTGATCAACATGCTCAAACAGCACTGCGACATTGTGCTAAATGACATGCGAATGAACCGGCCCGGCGCTAAAGTGAGCCCGAAACAGGGCAGCGATGACAGCAAGGAGACCGCCGAAGTTATAGAGGGGATGATTCGGGATATCGAATACGCCAGCCGCGCCGACAACGCCTACGACACCGCCGACAGATATCAAGTCATTGGCGGGTTTAGCTTCTATGGCGCCACGGTCGATTATGTCTCACCGGATTCCCGCAAGAAAGAGATTCGGGTCCGGCGCTTTTCCGATCCCAAAGCCGTCTACATGGATTGCGATTCCATCGAGATCGACGGAGCGGATCAAAAGTGGTGCTTCGTCAGGCAGAAATTTACCAGAGACCAATGGGTATCGCGACTCGGGGAAAAGGCTCGCCAATCATTCTATAGCGCCAACAATTTCTTCGAGAAGGACGACGACAGCCGCGCCGAATACGATCAGTGGATTGGGCAGGACGAAGGCGGCAAATTCAATTATTTAGCGGAATACTGGGAAATCGAGGAAAAGGATCGGGTTCTCGTTACCCTGAATGATGGGACGGATGTTTGGGAAGACGAACTGGTAGGCGATGACCGAAACCAGATCGATATCTCGAAAGAAGCGCTCACCAAAAAGTGGCCGGTGGTCACGAATTACCTGGTTGATGGCGCCCAGATCTACGACGAGACGCCTTGGCAGGGCCGCTACATCCCGATCGTACCGGAGTTCGCCGATGAACTCATGGTCGACGGCAAGCGCTCCTTCTTTCCTCTGCCGATCTTTGCGCTCGATTCGCAGCAAGCCATTAATTACGTTGCCGCTCTCTGGATTGAGGCGATGTCCCTTATCCCGAAGGGCAAGTGGCACGGCCCAGTCGGTTCTTTCGCGAGCAAAAACGCTGACTGGCAGCATGCCAATACTTCTACTGTTTCATACCTGGAATGGGACGCGAAATTAGGGCCGAACGGACAACTGTTATCGGCGCCGCAGTTTCAGCAACCAACGGTAGACGGCCAAGGCTATGCGATCCAACTCCAGTTCTGGCAATCCGCGCTTATGGCGGCGATTGGGCAGTACCAGCCATCGACCGGCGCGATTGACCCAGAAGACCGTAGTGGTAAGGCGATTGACCTACTCCAGAAACAGGGTAGTCTCGCGACCAGCTCTTTTGCCAATAATTCGGTTCGCGCCAAGTTGCATTTTTATAAGATCCTGATCGACCTGATTCCGCATGTTTACAGCGAAGAGCAGGAAGTTCGCACCATTGGGGCCGACGATAAGCACGCCGTTGTTTGGATCAACAAGGAATTTAAGGATAAATCCGGCAAGACCAGAGTTCACGATATCGCCAAGGCCGTCCGATATGACGCGATTGTGGATGTGGGCCAGAACTACCACGACCTTCGCCAGAAAGCCTTCGATTTTGCGACAAAGATCATGCAGGCTGATCCGCAACTCTGGGCGCGCATTGGTTGGCTGGCTATCAAATTGGCGGATCTGGGGCCGCTGGGTGACCAGATGAGTAAGTTGCTAGAGCCGGCTGACGTCCAGATGCAGGAACAGCAAGGGATGGACCCGCAGACAGCGCAGTATGCCGCGATGCTGCAAAAAACAACCCAGGAAGTGCAGCGGTTGTCGCAGATCATCGAAACCAAAAAGGTGGAGGAAGGCGCGAAACTCGACCGCGAATTAGCTGCGAAGAACATCGATTACCGGATGAATCAGGAAAACAACGACACCAAGGTTAAGGTTGCTCTGATCAGTGCCAAGGCTCCGATTGCGCAGGCCGTTGCCGAAGCGCAGATCGAACGGGACGATAAGATTCTTGGGTACGCGCATGAGGCTGGTTTAAAATCGATGGATATGGGGCACGAAGTCGCGCTCAACGCCGCTGACGCTGCGCAAGGTCAGCAGACGCAGCAGTCCGACCAGCAATTCCAAGCGGCGCAGAATCCGCCGGAGCAGGAAGGTGAAGGGGCAGGGCAATGAATTTCTTCCTAAGGCTTCCCCACCGCTCTTACTTTAGCCTGATAATTTGCGGCTATGACATTGTTTGCGATCAACGGGTAAAATTTTTGATCTGCATCGGGTTTAATCGTTCGGATTGGGCCTTTGTTAAGATCGGCGCTTTACTGGACGGTTGGTGGTGCGATACGCTGTGGCGTGGGAAATATAGGCAGAATCACCATTTCCCTGCACGGGGAGCCGCATGAACGAAATCCGCGTTGGCGACATCGTTCAGCACGGCAACGCCTACGGCAAGGTCAAGAAGGTCGATAACGAGCTTATCGACATCACACTGTTGAGCAAGAAGGAAACTAAAGCGGAGTTAGCCGAGATTGCCTTTCGCGAACGCCTCGCCGCGCTCTGCTACAACGCCGTGCGGCACAAGAAGGTGATCTTGGTTCATGATCCCAACCCATTGACAGAACGGGATCTGGCAAGCAGGCCATGACGGGATTCTTGGATATGAACGGACATCGGATTGAATTTATTGATCCGAACCAAGTACAGATCGGCAAAAATGGGATGTATTGCTATGCCTGTAACACGGCCTATTGCGGATTTAGCCATGTATGCCCGGAAGTAAACGGTCAAGACCGGCCCATTAGGGGTGCGTTACGGGGCCTTCTTGGGATGGGCTCTATTGGTGGAAATTTATGACTTCTTACCGAAAGGTTCAGCCAAAGCAACTCGGTGCTGTCGTGGATTGCGGCAAGTTTCGCGATCTCGAAATCGCCAACGTGCCGACCGTCCAGTTATCCGAAAACGTCACCTTTCCGACCGAGGGGACCCAGTATCATCGGCACATTCAATCTCCGCTGAACATGACGGTTGGAGAGCAAGAGAATTACACGCTTGAGGATTATCGCGAGTGGAAGAAGGACGCGGAGCGGACGGCGAAGGCGCGCGGGATTTCGATAAGCCAGCTCTAATCTAAGCATTGATGGGTGGCGTACTTGTAGCAGGTCTCGCAGAGCCATCCGTCTAAATCAACGAAAAACCTCACCATATTAGGTCGTTTACATGAGCGGCACACCTGTCCGTCATCGCGAAGCGTAATTATCCGCCCCGATATTTTATTCCTTGGCTCATCGCGCTGGAAACGAAGAGTTATTCCGTTTTCGCCCATAGACCAATTCTAAACGATTTCGCCCTGCCGAGCGTATCGGCAAATCTCAGAAGGAAACTGTAAACCAAAATGCCCGATGTAATCCAAACTATCACTGTTGACGCGCCCGCCAAGGTGCCCGTTGATGTGGTAGCCCACGAAGCCGATATTCCCGACCTTGAAACCTACAGGGCCGCGAAACAAGGCGACTGGACGCCGCCCGTCAAGGAAGCCAAAGCAGCCGAGACAGCGACAGCCCAAACGGAAACTCCTACCGAAACAAAACAGGTGAGTGAAGGCGAAGAGCCTTCATCCGAGGCGAAAGCCCAAGCGGACTCAGTTACGGAAACTGAGCAAACAGAAACGACTCAGGAAAAGGGCGACGAAAAAGGCAAGAAGAGGAATCCGATTGCCCCGCGGATCGACGAGTTAGTCAAGCAGCGAGATATCGCGCGTGACGAAAACCGCCAACTCAAGGCGAAAATTGAGGAACTCGAAAAACTCCCGCAAGCCCCTGCCATCCCAGACACAGGCGAACCCAAAAAGCCAGCCCGGCCCAAAGCGCCCAATCCGCTCGATGAAAAGTTCAAGACCACCGCAGAATACAACGTGGCCCATGAGCAGTACGAAAAGGATTTGGACAAGTACGAGACCGACTTGCAGGGCTTCAACGACTTCCACCGCTCAAAAACACAGCGCGAAGAGGCCGTCAAGCAGCAAGAGGCCGCACTCAAGCAAAGATTTGGCGCAACGATAGCCAAGGCCATCGAGGACAACCGGTTCGGCGACGACTTTAAGCCCTACGGAGAACCCCAAAAAGGAGGCCCACCCGTGAGCAAACTCATGACGACCTTCCTTCCCCGCTTGGAAGATCCAGCCGCCATCTTGTACTATCTGCAAAAAAACCCTACGTTTGCGCAGTCTTTGCACGATGTGTTCGATGGTCCCGCAAAGGATGCTTCCTCCGAACAGCGGGACATCGTGCTGTATCAACTGGGTCGGCTCGATGGGCTGCTGATCGGGACCGAGAAAGCCGCGAAAGCGACGGCCAGGGCAGAAACGACAACGCCAAAGCCACCAACGCCTCCTGAGAACAAAGTAACCACCAAACCCCCGCAAAAGCCCCCCGTTACGCTCAATGGATCTTCCGGTGAAGTTCCCGTCAAAAAACTTACGGACGCCGCAGATCAAGACGAGTATCGACGCCTCAAAAAGGCTGGCGCTGGGCTCTGACGCAAGGAGATTCGCCTTATGGCGGATAGCATTCTCACTAACAAAATCGTGACGTTTGAGTCGATGGAGCTTCTGCTGAACGACTTGCAGATCCCCAACAACATCAACACCGATTACAACGATCAATTCGGCCAAGAAGGGGCTAAAGCCGGCGATACGATTCAAATCCGTATCCCGTATCGCTCCCTGGGTCGAGACGGTCAGGCTGTCAATATCGAGCCCCTGACCGATCTATCCACTCCGCTTTCCCTTAACATGCAGTTCGGCGCGGATGCGCAATTCGGCTCAGCCGAAATGTATACGTCGCTCGACAACATGCGGGATCGCTACCTTCGTCCGCAGATGGAGCAGATCGCCAACAAGGTTGACCGCTCTCTCCATATCCTGATGGCATCGACCTGCAACAATGTCGTCGGGACCCCAGGAACGGCGATCACATCGCTCGCAACCTATCTGGCCGCCAAGACCAAGCTGAAGCAGAATCTGGCGATCGGCAAGAAATTTCCTTTGGTCCTGAATAGCCAGCAGGACTCTAACATCGTTCCCGCGCTTACCGGGTTCCTGAATCCGCAACCCGAGATTTCGGAACAGTACATCTTTGGCGAAATGCGGAGTGCCGTGGGCTTCGGCTGGATGGAGTCTGAAAACGTCGTCATCGCGACGGTCGGGACCTATGGCGGTTCTCCGGTGGTCAATGGCGCGAATCAAGTTGGTTCCAACCTCATCACCAATGGTTGGTCCAGCGGCGCCACGTCGCTTGTTATGGGCGATGTGTTTACTGTGGCGGGCGTCTATATGGTGAACGCGCAAAACCGTTCATCGATCGGCGTCCTACAACAATTTGTTGTTACCGCTCCCGTGACTGATACGGCTGGCGCTATCACGATTCCGATTTATCCGGCAATTGTGACCAGCGGGCAGTATCAAAACGTCTCCGCTTCGCCCGCGACTGGCGCGGCGCTGACAATGTGGGGGACCTCCGGCACCAACACTACCCAGGCCCTCGCATTCCACCGCAACGCCTATACGCTTTGCTGGGGGAATCTCGAAATGCCCGGCGGCATCGATCAGGGCTGGCGCACAACCGACAAAAAGACCAAGGTCTCGCTCCGCTTTGTGCGCGACTACATAATTCAATCCGATCAGCGCATCAGTAGGTTCGATGTATTGATGGGGGCGGCACCACTTTACCCATTTTGGGCTGTTCGCTGTGCGTCCAATTAGGGTCGGAGGCAAGCGAGTAATTATATGACACATACCCATCACACCCATTTTGTCCATTACGGGACCCACAAGGCGGCCATTGTGACCGCCGAACACGAAGACGGCTCGGTCGATCTCGTGTACTTCAACGGAGGCTCTGACGGGACTCCGCACGCGGCGGTTAAGGTAAAGCACGATCTACTCGGCTCGGATGGCAGCTTCCATCACCATCACGAGCACGCCGAAACGCTCTCTACTTACGCGCATGATTCCGAGAAGGAACAGGCGGCAAAAGAGGCGAAGGCTGAAGCGCGGCGCAAAGCGGTCGCCAATGCTCAATCAGGGACTCCCGCAGAAAAGGAGGTTGCTTAATGTCCAACATTCTTCAATCCACAACGCTCAGCCAGAACATGGGCGGCGCAGAGGTCGCTGTCGGCATCGGGGTAGGCATCCAGCTTATCAACGTGGCCGCTTCCCCCACTTCCGCCCTCACCGTTCCATACATGATCTTCATCGACAATGAATTGATGACGGTCGTTTCGGACAACGGCTCTGGGCAGCTCGGCGTTGAGCGCGGGGCGGCTGGTACGCGGTTGCACCCGCATCTGAATGGCGATACCGTTTGGATGGGACTTCCGGCTTGGTTTGATGCGAATCAACCCGGCCCGGCCATCACTACGGTAGGCGGCGGCGGATTGCTAAACAGCCCGCAAATCAGCGCGGGCAGCGCCTACAATCCGCCCTTCATCATGACCAATCCAGGTGGCGCCGGGACACAGATCAACTATTGGTTTCCATGGAAGGCAGAAGCGCCTAACTTTGCGGTGACCAAGATCCTAACGGGGAACTATGCCGCCCTCGTGACGGACTTTATCATCGAGTACACCACCCTTACTGGTGCCTCTCAAGTAACCTTGCCGGCGGTAACCGCCGTCCCGCAAGGAAAGGCATTCATTATCAAGGATGGGGCCGCGGCGGCCGCTTCTCACACCATTACGATCTCCCCCAATGTGGACGGGGCATCGTTGACCATCACCACCAACAATGGCTCTGCGCGCGTCTATAGCGACGGCGCGGCGTACAAGGCTTGGTAAACTTCAGCGGGGAGTTTTAGGATTCCCCGCTTCTTTTGTATTGGTTGGCCAAACGAAATATTCGGCATCAACTTTCAATACAGGTAAATCGGCAGGTACTTTGTTTGGCCGACAATCTATAGTGGTATTGGCGATTTTTGAAGTACCTGTGGAAGACAGGGTTGTTTTTGTTTTCACCCCTTCAGTTTAAAGGAATTTTATGGCAATTGACATGAATATAATGGGTACACCGGTCACTCCGGACATGATCCGAAGGACCATCCGGCAGTGGCACGGCGCCAACCAGACCAACGGAGAAACGCTGGCGCGCAAGATCCTGAATGTTCCCGAGGATCAGAACCTCCCCGCCTATCGGATCGAACAGAACCAGTGGCCGACTCTCGTTTACCATCCGCAATTTCGTTCCCACATGATCGAAGAAAATCCGATGGATGAGCGGACCCAGGCGCGGTTCCTGAAGAAAGCGCGTAACCAGGCGGAACTTGACGATCTGCTAAAGCGCGGCTGGCTTTTGAAGGCACCTGTCGCGATGAACGACCAACCCCCGGCAGAACTGATGCCGGATGACGAGTTTGAGCCGGATTCGCCTTACGCGGCGGCATCAAATGACGATGATTTAGTGGGCGTAGATGCGGCACCAATTCAGAAGCGGCGCGGCCGGCCTCCAGGTTCCGGTAAGCATTCGGATGACGCGACTTAACTCTCCAGTGCTAACCTGATCCTTTTGTCGCATTCGGAAATTACCCTCGCCGTATCCCAATAGCAACCAAATCCGCAAGCGCGATATCTGAGCCCAACGGTTTCGCTGTGGGAGCACCGGCCCGTGCCGGTGGAATCATTCGGCACACAACCAGGACACGTATAAGGACCGAGAAGTTGGATTAAGTTTTCGAGTTCAGTTTGGATTCGCAAATATTCTTTCATCAGATACCGTCTACATCGAACGGGAATGGCTCATAGGCGGAAAAACTTTCCGTTTGCGCCGTCACGATGAACCTTTGCAAAACCAGCGGCAATTTTTCGCGGCGCAGAAAGGCTAGAAACCGTCGCCAGCGCGAATACCTCACGTGCCGGCCCGCAATAGTGAATATGTCGCCGACGCGCATCGCAGCGTTGCGGAATACGGGATCGTCGATCATCAAGCGGCAACCTCCTTCGGGTGATTAAGTTGCGGAAAAACTTAGCGCAAATACTTGATCCGATCATATTCATCATCCATCGTCAGATACTCTGTTGTCATCCAAATCGCATCTACAAATTCGAAGGCCCCGTGCGGGTCAAAATTACCATCCTGAATGACAAAATCAAATCCCCTAGCAAAATTAGTCGGACACGTATGCTCGTTGTAGAAATACTCCGAGTGGTGAATAAAATCGTCAGCATCGCCATCACCCCAAGTCCCGAGTCCCTCATGAACAAAATAGACATCCGCGATGTTAAGCAAGACGAGGGTTCTGAACAGATCGGCGTGGCCGGGATGATCAGAATCGGTATGGGCCAAATGCTCTTTGGTTGGTTCTCGCGGATTGACGTTCATTCCTAAAGTATGCCTTATATCCTGCAAGATTTGCTCACCGACGCGCTGCTGGAAATCAACAAGATTTCCGTGTACGACACCATTAACGCGAAACAGGCTGAGATTGGGATGCGGCGGGCGAATCTGTGGCTTGACTCGCAAAACGCGGATCTGATGAAGGTTTGGCAGGAAGTGCCGAACGTCTTCCCGCTCTCCAGTCAACAAAGCTACGCGATGGGGGCAGACCAGACTCTGCCGAACTTCCAGATGCAGCGACCCAGCAAGATCACGAAAGTGAATCTATTGCTGAACAACAATAGCGGAGTGAGCCCAACACGCACACCGATTAAGATGCTGAATTATCAGCAGTGGGGCGCGCTTTCGGTCCCGAATGTCCCGGCGGGGTATCCGGTCTACTGTTACTGGGATAATGCCGATCTGCTTTCGGCCCCAAGCACGGTTACCGCTGGGCTTTTCCTGCCGAGCAGCACCTACACCATCGTGAGCGTCGGCACGACCAACTTCATGGCGATCGGGGCGGCGTCTAATACCGTTGGGGTTGTGTTTGTCGCGACAGGTATCGGTAGTGGAACGGGCACGGCGCTATCGACTGGCGGCGTCCCGTACTCGAATATTTCCTTCTGGACCGATCCGGGGCAGAATCAATCGGTTGAGATTTGGTGCTGGAATCAAGCGCAACAATTCACGGCGCTGAACAACGTCATCACTTACCCGAACGGATGGGCACGGTTCGTGCTGTTGGGGATGTCTATCGAGTTGGCGCCAGCATTCGGGTGTGAACCGTCGCCTACAACGATGAAGAATTTTTGGAAGGCCGAGCAACTAGTGAATGGGCTGAATGCGCCATCGCCACTCGCCGCATGCGCGGCTGGCTACCCAGGCAACACCAATACGAGCAATTTTAACATCTACTCGGGGGATGACGGAGCGGGCTCGTGGCCACCTTCATCCTGATTCGCCGTATAACTTATCGAATCTATTGTCCGTAAAAGTAAAGTCGCATTCAATGTTGTCACCGATTCTGAATTGTTTCAACTTGGCTCCTTCGGGGGGCAACTTCTCAACATTTTGGTATGGACCTGCCGCTATCATCGCGGGGAATATGTCGATAGTTGTCGCGGATCCGTCCGATTCGACCGCCCTGGTAACCACGAATTGTTTCAGAAATTTCTGCCCATTCGGAGCAACGGCAACCTTCCCTGTATGCGGGCTGATTTGGAACACGCTCTCGATGGAAAATATGTCACCGGGAGTTAGTTTGCCCTGGAAGCCTTTGACAAAAAGTGTACTGGCTTGGGTACTGACAACCTCTGGTGCTATGGTCTCCACAATCACTTCTTTAGTAATGGCCGGAGCAACGAAGGCGGCACCAGCCGCAGCAGCTAAGAAGCCGAGAAATCCACGCCGGGTAGTTTCCATTTATCTATTGTGCCACTAAAGCAACAACTCAAGGATTTCCCTGGAGTAATTGGCCCCACTGGGACCGGTCTCGCGCCAGCCTTCGACTCCGAGATCGCGATGAACCTGACGACGGAGCGCGCGAACACCAACGCCAAAGCGCCGATCTACTTCAAGAACGTCCCCGGTTTCTACAAAAATGCGCTTAATCTGGTGAACCTTGGCTCTGGACTGAATCAGTCATCCATCTACATCAACGGACGAACTTTCGCGATCGCGTCAAATCAATTTTGGGAGATCACCGGCAGTTCGATCACCGGCCTATCTTCCATCTCGTGGGGAAACCTCCCAACCCTAACGGCTCCCTATTGGAGCATCGCGGTCAATATCCGCGGCGCCCAGATTCTGATGGCTGGCGGCGGCCAGTCTTTTCTTTTCATCCTCGCGACCAATACACTGGTTCCGGTCGTTACCCCGTTTCCACTCTCAATCGTCGATGAAAGCGACGGTTATTTCATCGGGCTTGATGCGACCGGAAGCGGCGAGTTTTGCATCTCTAATTACAACGATGGGACCGTTTGGAATGCTCTTAACTTTGCCTTCGAGCAATCGCCAGATCTCACCACGGCTTTCAAGGTCGCCCACCGGGTGCTGTGGCTATTCGGCGACAATCACACGGAGCCCTATGTTGATTCGGGCAATGCGAATTTCCCCTTCACGCCTGACCAAACGACCTACATCAACAGCGGCATCATCGCGCCTTATTCGCTCGTTGTTTGCGATAACACGCTTTTCTATTTGGGTAATTCATCGGGCGGCCCGAACACGCTTTATCGGCTTACTGGGGCCACTCCCCAGCGCATTAGCACCCACGCCTTCGAGACGGCAGTTACTGGCTATCCCAAAACGTCTGATGCTTATGCCTATCGCTATTCGGAGAACGGGCACGAATTTTACGTGATTCACTTTCCGAGCGGTAACGCGACTTGGGTCTATGACTGCTCCACGGGCATGCTGACGCAGCGCGGCGTTTACAACTCCGTCACGGGCGAGTACGACATCTCTTGGGACAGATTCCATGTTTGGGTACCGCTGCTCAATGCTCATTTGGTTCAGGATTATCGCAATGCAAACATCTATGCGCGAAGTGAGAACTATTTCGATGGTGGGGATCTCGGCCGCTGGATGCGCCGATTCCCCCACTTCAATTCGGATCAGGTGTCCTGGGACTACCACAAACTAAGGCTCATCATGCAAACCGGCGTCAACGGGCAGTTGCCACCGGATTATCAACCATCCGTGCAATTGCGCCGTTCTTTCGACGGCGGCTACACTTGGCAGCCAAACATCATCGACGGGTCAAGCGGACAGACGGGCCAATATATCAGACACGTCGATTTTGACGATCTAGGCAACGCGAAAGATATGGTGTTTGAGTGGAGTTCGGCGGATGCCACTCCCGTGGTTTTGATCGGGGCGAAGTTGAGTGCTACTCCATGTTTCAGCTAAGCGGAACGACTTTGTTATTGTGCGCTCTATTGTCAGCGCGTACTTTTCGGATGGTGAAGAATGATTGTTGACGCAGGTAGAGATTCACCGTCGCAAAGCTGCGGAACGGCAAAACTCTTTCCCTGGTCAACGGATCTTTCGGACGGAGCCAGAACGACCGCAGACGCGCATTGTTGGTTCTTTCGACTTCGGCCAATGCAACCTTGTGCAAGAGTCTCGAACTTGGGTAATAGGCGTGCCCCGTAGGGTTTAGCCCACGGTCCTAACGCACCACGAGAGAGCTTGTCGCCCATTCACATGCGGGAGAGATTTTCATCTAAGCAATTTCAGGCTAACACAAATGGAAAGAGCCGCGCAAGTTTCCTCGCTACGGCTCAGTTCGGTGCTTAGACGAATTTCCATCCCTAATTTATCACATTTGAGCGCCATTATGAAAATCATCTTGATTCTGTTGGCTATTTCGGCCATCCCGGCCATCGCCCACCAAGGAAGCCCCACCTTCTCTTACGCTGGCCCGTACGCTGGTAGAACTATCCCCTGCGTCGATGGCACGCTCGGCTTTATGACTGACAAACCAGCCGGCCAGAATCTCTACACTTGCCTGAATACCGTCTGGACCGCCACCGGCAGCGGCGTAGTTTCGATCACGGCGGCAGATGGGAGTATCGTTCTCACCCCCTCGCCGCTAATCGGGACGGGTACCGTAGGGGTTGGGACCGTGCCCCTCACGAAGCTCGCCACTCAAGCCGCCAGCACCATCACGATGAATGCCAGCGGTTCGACAGCGGTACCGACCGCAGTAGCGATTCCAGCCACTTGCGCGGGCACGGATCAATTCACCGCAGGCGCATGGAATTGCATTACGACCGGCGTAGTCCTGTCAGGAACGAGCGCCAGTATCGGCGGCGGCGCACTAGCGGGGGGTGCTTGCGCTTCAACGACAACTACGGTAACGGGCGCGGCAACAACGATGGCGGTAGTGGCAACTCCGGTGACCGATCCGGGGGCCGGTAACTACTGGCAGGCATTTGTCAGTTCGGCTAATACGGTCACGGTTCGGGTTTGCGCGGCTGTGGCGGGGACGCCTGTCGCTTCGACATACAACATTCGGATCGTAGAATAGATGCCGCTTAACACCTATCAGGCTGGGGAAAATCCATGGGTAAACCCGACCACCGGCCTTTGCAGCCGTTCATCCGCCCTTTGGCTCAACTCCATATCGCAGATGTTCCAATGGTCAACCCTGACAGCAGCGCTGTTAAACGTTTCGGCGGGAACGATGACGATTTCGGCTCTCGTTGTCAACGCGGCCACCTACCAGAATCCGGCGAACTCGGTTAATATCAACCTTGGCTTGACCTTCACTACGGGCGGGACCGCAACCAACGCCATAAAGATAAAATTGCCGCAAGCGGCGGTGAACCCAACGTTGCTATCGGGTCGCGTCTTTGACAACGGCGCATGGGTGCCAGCGACGGCGCAGGTTGTGGGATCTACCCTGACGGTGGAGCGTCAGGATGGGGCGGCGTTTCATCTGGGGGCCGGGGAACAGATTCAGGTGAGTGGATCGTATCAGACGGCAAGTTGATAAATAATGTGTAAAAGATTAATGCCAGCACCGCTGATCCAGAATAAAGAATATGGGCGAGCTGACCCCCAGCTTCTATAGGCTTGAGCGATACACGCCGCCATATAGATCGGGTTGCACCATGCTGGACAAGTTAACGCATTCAGATATTGCACGCATCTATTATGACCGATTTTGAAGTTCTCTCTGCGATATCCAATGAATTGGCCGTGGATTCTGTGTCATCCGGTCAGGTTTTAGCCGATCTCGGGATAGACTCCCTCGATCATTTGGAACTGGTAATGGTTCTCGAAAAACAGAGCGGCGTCGATGCGCCGAAAGAAGCGAAATTCAGAACGGTGGGGGCGCTTGTTGACTTCTTTGGTCGAAACTGATGTTTCACGTGAAACGGTGATCAGGCGCGCCACTGTTTATGACCTCGATAGGCTCATTCCTTTGGCCGAAGAGTTCTATTCCGCCTCAAAATCACTCGGCAATTTTAAGCCCTACATTTTCATCGCGATTTGGACATCGCTGATGAGCGGCGGGATCGGGACCGTATTTATTGCGGAATCAGAAAACGGCATTGAGGGTACCCTTGGAGCGACCCTGGTCTGCAACGGCTACGACGACGGCTCGGTAGCCGAAGAGCGCTTCTGGTTTGTCAGGAAAGAATCGCGCGGAGTAGGCCTTGATCTGTATCGAGCATTTGAGCGCTGGGCTAAAGAGCAGGGCGCTAGCGAAATTCAGATGGTTCATTTGCTGGATTCGATGCCGGAAAAGCTGGAGCGTTTTTATCGAACGGAAGGCTATCGGCCTATTGAGACACGTTGGACGAGGAATCTTTGATCGCCATCACGTGAAAATCATCGATCGATATGTTTCGGATTGTATAAATTATGGACCCGTGGCTGTCGGATACTTCCAGCGAATAAATCCCTGACTCGTCTAGATTAAAGTTGGCTTTTCCGTTGTGATCTAGACGTAATCGGCCATTTCCGAAACCACACATTTTTGGATGCTGGTTTTCCATCAAGATTCTTACGGTCCCATTGGATAGGGGCTTACCAGTGTCGCTTAAAAACTGGACTCCCTCAGCTACCCAGCAAACCATTGCCGCAATCAGCATCCTTCTATTATGACCGAAATCGTCATTGATAACTTCCTGGAATTCCCCGAGGAATACCGCGAAGCCGCGCTGAAGCTCGATTACAAAACCTTCGAGTTCCCGGAATGCACGTTTCACGGCATTGCGCTGGGTGGCCCATCCATGCAGGGAGTCGAGCGCATCGTCAAGGGGTTTCCCGTCTTACAGCCAACCATGACTTTCTTTCGCAAGAGCCCCAAAGGTCAGGTCGAGCCGCATTACATTCACAGCGACATCGACATGGGGCAATGGTCAGCCATTCTGTATCTAAACCCTGAGCCTCCAGTGAATGATGGCACGGCATTCTGGACCCACATCGCGAGCGGGGCCATCGAGAGTCACATTCCGCACGAGAGATCGGATGAGGGCCGGGAGCCCGAGAAGTACTTCTGTCAGCGGAAGTTAGTGGAGGCGCGATTTAATCGCCTATTACTGTTCCCGTCCTCATTCTTTCATTCGCGTTCGATTCATGAGAACTGGGGCGAAGGCGATCAGGCGCGGCTGACGCAGGTCACTTTCGGAAGGTTTAGGCAATGAGCGTCGGGGCATCAATCGGTACGGCCTTGGCTATCGGAGGCATTGCCAGTGCCGGCGCAGGTTTAGCCAGCGGAGTAATCGGGGCTGGGGCCAGCAAGAGCGCGGCCCAAACCGAGGCCAATGCTTCTGAGCAGGCTACTCAGCTCCAGCAGCAGGAATTTGAACAGCAGCAGCAGAATCTTGCGCCCTGGCTAGCGGCGGGGAAAGCCGAACTCCCAACACTGCAAGCTGGTATCCAACCGGGTGGCCAATTCAATCTGAATTATGGGACATTCGCAAGCCAGTTCCCGAATACCCCGACAAGCTTTACGGCGCCAACTGCGGAGCAGGCCGCGCAAGCCCCAGGCGAACAGTTCCTGGTTGAGCAAGCCAACCAAGCCTTGCAACGCTCTCAGGCCGCCACGGGCATTACGGGGGGTGGCGCAGCAAAGGCCATCAGCCAATACAATGAAGGGCTCGCATCGACCAATTACCAGAACGTGTACAACAATGCACTGCAAGGCTTCAATACAAATCTTGGGGCGGCCCAGAGCCTCTATGGTCAGGGCTTCAATGTGGCGGCTTCGCAGATCGGCCAGAATTACAATGAGGCGGCGGGATTGACCGGAATCGGCCAGACAGCAACCCAGCAGTTAAATCAGGCTGGACAGAATTATGCCAACAATGCGGGCAATCTCTTGACGTCGGGAGCAAGCGCTACTGCTGCGGGGCAAGTTGGGGCGGCGAATGCCTACACGAATGCCCTCAGTGGTCTCGGAAATTCAGCGAGCAATGCGGCGCTCTATAGTCTCCTTGGGCAATCCAGTTTCGGCGGTGCTAACCCGCTGCCAGGGTCGTTCGGTTCGCAGATTGGCCAAGCGGGAATCGGACAGATTATCGGCGGAATTAATGGAATGAGCGCACCAGCATAAATGAAAACCCAAATCAATCCTCCCGCGCTTACCGATCTACCTTGGCGATTAGAAGTTGAGGAGCCCATTTATCGCGATCTGCCCGATTACCTGGAAACCGCGATAGCCAGTCTGCCGGTTGCAGACAGGCGCGAAGTCAGGCGATATCTGCGGAGATTTTGGGCCGAAATCGAGTTTGCCGATATAAGCAATTTTGTGCCCCAACAGGAACCGTCTGCGGCTTTTTTGGTTGCTGAGATTGTGTTGGGGTTTGGCGCTCATTGCCTTCGGAGGATCGTCAAGCGGACGCTGAATTAGTATGGCTCTAGATACCACAATTCCTTTGGGCGTGCAGGCGCCGCGGCAACCCGAAAACTCCCTTGCTGGCCTAGCGCAAGTCGCGCAGATCAAGAGCGCTTCATTGCAAAATGCGCTGGTCACGCAAGAGATCCAACAGCGTGCGGTGCAGGCGCAACAGGCGCAGTACAAACAAGGGGCATATCTAGCCGGTCAACAGGCGTTGCGCAACCATACGGACCCGCAGACGGGCCTACCTGACTTCACCGCGGCCAGCAAGGATCTAGCCCAGCAGTATCCCGACATAGCGGCTGAATTCGCAAAGCAGGCCGATGATTTGGCTCTCAATCACGCGAAGGCTCAATCCGATACTGTCGATGCCACACAAAAAATGCATCAGCATGTGGCGAACTCCCTCACACCGGCCATCAGTTCGGGCGATCCCGCGCAAATCACCGCAGCGCTGTCCAGTCTTTCGACGCAAGGCCCACAGTTCAAGAACATTACCGATAATGCAATGAGTCAGACGGGCGGCGATCCCGCGAAGCTCAAGGCGCTGATGGATTCATGGAACGGACAAGCGGCGAATCTGGCCAATGCAAAATCCGTCGCCGATGCGAATAAGGCCAATGCGGATGCTAAGCTAGCGGGAGCCAAACAAGTAAACACCGAAGCCGAATTACCAAAAGTGCAGGCTGAAACTGCCGTGGCGATTCGCGCGCAGACAGCCAGCCAGCTAGCGTCCGCTGGACCGCAAGGCTATGCGGCGGCATTGGCCAAACTGCCACCTGAACAGCAACAGGGATGGCCAGCCGCCTACGATAAATTGGCAATCCTTAGGGCCGCACAGACGCCTACGCAGGCGATTGCCGATGTCCAAAAGCAACAAGAACTTGCGCAGGGGGCGCAGAAGACGCAAGCGGAGGTATCGAACGCGGCCACTAATCGCGGAAGATTAGAAGTGGAGAGGCAGCGATTCGGCTTTGAGGCCGGAGGCGGCGTTTCTCCGCAAGCAACTGCTATCGCGCATGGCGACCTTGACCCGCAGACGGCGCGCGTATTGTTCAGGAGTAACCCCGGACTGATCGGGCAAGTCAAGCAGGTAGATTCAAAGTTCGATGAAGCCAATCTGGATAATCGCTATAACACTCTCAAGGAATTTTCTAGCAGTTCCAACACAAAGGCCGGTGGGCAGGTTCTGGCACTCAATACGCTTATCCATCACGCGGATCTTTATCAACAGGTAGCCCAGTCTCTACAAAATGGCTCATTCGTTCCCGGCAACGCAGTCTATAATGCCGTTGCCAAAGCATTTGGCTCAGCTCCTCCAACGAATGCCGCGCTTGTTGGCCGCTTTATGGCTGGCGAAACCGGGAAAGTTGCCACCGGTGGCGTCCCAGCAGAGGGTGAGATAAACGGAATATTGAAAAATCTCAGCACTTCCTCAAGCCCAGATCAAATCAAGCAGGCTGGCGCCACATTGTTGCAAATTGCCGCAGGCCGTGCCACACCACTTATGGAAAAGGCGCAGCAAGCTCACCTTGAAAACGTAGTGAAGGTGATCGGCCCGGATGCGCAGGCGATCTTGACACGTAACGGATACGACCCGAATACGCTTAAGCCCGTTGTCGGCGGTGCCCAGTTACCCAGAGGTAACGGGCAAGTAATTGATAAGGACACGGCTTCTCAATTCTACAAGGCCGCAGGGGGTGACCCCGACAAAGCCCGCAAATTAGCGACCGATAGCGGTTGGAAACTTCAATAATGCCTGACGTTTTCGATCAGATTCATTCAGATCAGCAAGTTCCTAGCGGCGACGTGTTTGATCAAATTCACGGTCAAGCCCAATCCGACAAGCTGAGGGGCGTTTCCGATGCCTTGAACTATCGAAGCGGCAACAAATTGATCGATGCGCCGCTTGGGGTACTCCAGGGTGCAGCCAAAGCCGCCATAGAACACGTTCACAACGCCTCTACGATGATCGACCAGATTCCAGAGGTTAAGGCACTAAACGATGCCTATTTCAAGGCTATCGGGCAGAATCCGGCGAGTTCGCAAGATTACGGCAATCTTACGCAAGCCCAAGGAGTCGGCCAAGGAACTGGTAAATTTCTAGAGGGGGCTGCTGAATATGCCGCAGGTTCAGGAGGCGCAAAGGCTCTCACTACGGGCGCTAGCCTGATTCCTCGCATGATCGGGCAGGCAGCGGCGGGCGGCGGTGTCGCGGCGCTGCAAAGCGGTGGCGATCCAAACGCTACCAAAACCGGCGCCGCGCTCGGGGCTGGCGGGGAATTGCTTTCTTCGGCTGTCTCGCCGATCATAAAAGCCGCGACCGAAAAATCGCCCACTGCGCAGAATTTTATCGATTCTTTTGCCGCCACTCCCCTGCAAAAGAAAGTCATCAATAAGCTTCTGCCGACACTTCAACGGGACGGTATTCAGCCAGCCGACAGCGTACCGGAAATGCAAGGAGCCATCAAGGAACGCCTTTCCGATTTGGCCGATCAATTTGATACTTTGCGGGCTAACGGGATCGGGGCTCGGGAAGTGCCTTTGGCGGATGCAAAACAGGCATTGCAGGATGTGCGCGACAGTTACCTGCGGAACGGCATAGGAGTGAGCGGGAACGCTTCTAAGTTGTCGGCTATCGATGCGCAGATCAAGGATGTGGGTGACTTGGCCACAGCCAACAACGGAAAGCTAACGATTGACGATATTAAGCATTTGCGGGACATCGTTAATGAAGATACCGACTGGAAAGACCCTAAGTGGACACAGACGCTAGCCGGGAAACTTGGCGAAGCCTACCGGTCAGTTATGGATAAAGTGGCACCTGAAACAACGGGCCTGAATCGCGATTATGCCCAATACAAGCAGCTCGAAGCCTTGGTTGACAACAATATCGCCATGGGGCGCGGCACAACGAAATCCGGGCTGACCGCATTACTGGAAAAGGGAACAAGTGCCGGTGTTGGTGCTTCAATCGGGTACGGTGCGGGGCGCACGATCGGTGGACCATTCGCGGGAGAAGCGGGAGCCATGCTCGGTGCAGTGGCAGGTCCGATGCTGACCAAGCCAGCGCAACAGATGCTAAGAAATCTCGGGGACTCCGGCATGTTGAGCCTGCCAGGACCGGTCAAAAGTCTGCTTCAAAAGGCCGTCAGCGCTGGTGACAGCGAAACCGTGACTAGATTGCTTGGCGGCGTGGCAAAAAACACGCTGGTTAATCTCCGTTCACAACGTAGCGCGCAAGACTCTTCAGCCCCAGCCCAATAATCAGCGGCAAGGCCGCCACAAACAAATCAAATCGGGAAATCGACACGACTTCTCGGGTGCAGTAATTCCCCAGAAAAGCCAATGCCCAAAACACGCTTAGCGCAAACCATAGCCGCGTTATCACTCCTCAATCTTAGCGCCTTAGCGCAAGCTCCCACCGCACCCGCGGCCGCACCTCCGCCCTATGTGCGTGTCCAATACTTCAACAACGACGGCTCGCCCTGCGCCGGTTGCGCTCTCTGGACCTATGCGGCTGGCGGAAACACTCCGTTATCCACATTCACCGACCAAACCGCCATGACTGCCAATACTGATCCGGTGATTCTGGATGGCTCAGGACGCGCGGCAATCTACATCACTGACCTAGCCTACAAATTCGTGCTGGAGAATCCGATCCCAACCGGCATGACTCACGGCGCAACGATTTGGACCGTTGACAACATCGTCGATACAGGACTTATCGCTCTCGGGGCAAGCGGCGGCGGAATCTCCACCGCAAACATCACCTACACGCCGCCCTTCAGCGGCTCGGTCGGAATAAACCTCGGGGTTTACTTGCTGAGCCAAATGCTTGATGTCCGCTCTTTCGGCGCTACTGGCTATACCGGCAACTGCGCGGCCCTCACGCAAGACGATCAGCCGTACATTCAAGCTGCGCTGAACTATGCCAATGCGCACGGCCCCGCGACCGTTTTCCTTCCTCCTGGTTACTGTTGGCCGATTGGTTCGCATCTTTGGATTCCACCGTTGACTACTTTCGCGGGAGGCGGTCGAACAAGTGGTTACGAGAACTCCAGCTCTGGCTCTTTGCTGATCGCTAATTCTCACTGGGCCGCAACCAACACCACGTTTCCTTATTCCCAAATGATCTGGGTCACCGGCTCTAATCAAACTAGCGGCACATTTCTGGCGAGTGGGTCTAATTTTGGCTCCGTCGTTCAAGACATGGAGATCAGTTGCGCGGATGCGGTCGGTTGCGGAAACGTATTGGCCGTAGGACGCGCGGAAAAATCGAGACTGCACAATCTGTTACTCACGGGCGGCGTCCCGTTCAGCGGTGGCTACGGATATGGCTTCTATGAACAGGGTGGGGATTGCAACGGCGGCACCCCTCCGGCCTCTGGTTGTTTGTTGCAATCCTCGGGTAGTGGTAATCCGTTCAGCAATCAGCAAGGCCCTGATGACTTGATCGAAATTTTCCCATCTTACAATACGCCATCTGCCAATTTCATCCTGTATGCCGAAATGGGGGCTCTGAATTATAAAGGGCTACGTGATTCCACATTGAACGGCATCGGGGCCGGGGGCGGATTCGGCGGCTATATCTGGGGCAATACGGTAACAATGGGGCCAGGCATCCACATCGAAGGCGCTTCGGTGGCAACCCCACCTTTTAACACCTTTTCCAACGGCCTCTATATCGGCAATATCCCGGCAGGTTCCAGTTGCACAGGAGGCGTTGACATGGTGTTCATCGGGATGGACACCCCTACGGCGATTGCGGGCTCTTGCGCGGCCCAGCAGCGCCTGACCTTCATTGGCAACAGTCCGGGGGTTATCAACAACGCGAATTTAACCGTCAACGCGCAAAGCGATTATTTCTACAGCGCCGGCCCGCCCACTGTCTCTGGTTGGATCGGGGTAGACGGCCCAGTCAATACGGCCAGCAATATCACTGTTGCTGATCCCGGCGAGTACGTCCATAACGGTTACAACGGATTGAATTTTTGGAACGGTAACTCGCACAGCGGGATCAATGAACAGGTTTTGCTAGACGCCAATTCCATTTTTATCCGCGGATTCTTTGGGTCGGATATGTGGTGGAACCACGCGACCGGCCTTTGGAATACGGGCGGCAATGGCGGCAATGATGCATCTTCCATGCTGTTTTTGAATGGTGGGGCGACCACGCTCTGCGGATCAACCGCGATATCCGGTACTGTTTCGATGGCTGCATGGCTAGGAGATTGCGAATTCGTTTATTCCGGCTCTGGCAATACGCTGATTGGTCCCGGCTGGGTCAGCACCACCACTGGAGGAACCCAGGGAGAAGGCACTGATCCGCTCCAGGTTAAGGGCAACGTAAACATGACCGGAACCCTTAGGGGTGCGGTCCAATTCGGCTCATCCAGCAGTAGCAGTTGCCCAACAGCATCTTCCGATGGATCAACCTGCAACTTCGGCGTGACATGGGGCACACCCTATGCAAACTCCACTTATCCGGTAACGTGCTCCCTGCTGGACCCCACCGGCTCTCCCCATGTCAAGGGCATCACCAGAAGCACCGGAGGGGTTACCGTAATCATTCAGAACGGTAGCGCTGCGCAAGCCGTCGCATCGGGCGGTTCCGGCGTCGCCTGCATTGCTGGCCCCAATCCATAGAAAGAATCGATGTCAAAATTCCTACTCATATTCGCTCTTGTTATTCCATGCTTTGCCGTTTCTCCCGATTGTTCGACCACCATCCAGTTCACCAATGACCCCACAATTCAACCGAACGGCTCGACGATCATAGCGCTTAATGGAGCCCCGGCCCCGCCCATCAACAACAATCTTGGCGGTTCTTCGTGTCAGGCTTGGACCTTTCTTTATGCGTTTTCTGGCGTCACTTCGTCATCGGTCGAAATCGATGCCGCTAGCGCTCTGAGTGGCCCCTATACGCTTTGGCCCGGTGCTGTCAATTATGGGTCCAACCCTTATCAGCAAAACATCAATGCTTATGCCAATCTGACCGGCACCTTTAATTATCTGCGGTTTGCGGTCAAGTATGTGACGGGCACGGGCACGATCACAATCCAAGCGTTCGGCTGGATCAATTCCGCAAACGTGGGGAGCATCCTCAATTATCCAGCCCGCGGCGGGGGCGGTGGGAGTGCCACATGGGGCCTAATAACTGGGCCTATTTCCGCCCAAACCGATCTTCAGACTTTGTTGGCCACTAAGCAAAACAATCTCAGCCTAACGACTACTGGGCCATGCGTGGCATCCACTTTGGTAGGTGCGGTCCTGAATATTCCGGTTTGCACGGCAGGAACCGGCACCGTCACCAGCCTAACGTTTTCGCCGCCTTTGACGGGCGGGACCATCACAACTAGCGGAGTTGTAGGGATGCCGGCGGCCACAAGTTCCCAGAATGGCTACCTGGCCAGCGCTGATTGGACGACGTTTAACTCGAAACAAGCTGCCCTAACACTTCCCGGCAGCGTGACGTCGGGTGACATCGCGTTGTTTGGGGGCACCCCACTAACATTAACGGATTCTCTGAAGTCATTTTTGGGTACCGGGGCAAATGCTACCCTGACTACCGGCGCGCGCACTACTGGCCATGCCCTGCAATGGGATGCTAGCAGCAATGTCGTGGATGCCGGATTCACAGCCCAGCCAGCCGGGAATTACTTGACAGCGCTCACTGGCGATGCTGTCGCCAGCGGTCCAGGTTCATCGGCGCTCACTCTGGCTAGCGTCAACAGTAATGTCGGGACGTTCGGAGATTCCACGCATTGCGCCTCCTTCACTGTTGGGTTAAAGGGCTTGATAACGGCGGCTAGTCAATCGACCTCATGCCCGGGCGGCGGTGGAGGATTTTCACCCTCGCCAGCAGCGAGCGATAACACAATTTTATTTGGCCTGGCCAGCGGATACGGATTCGGGACGACTGGAGGAAGCGGAGCGCTCTGTATTGGGACGGCTTGCTCTGGCGGAGTGGATGGAACGATTGACATTGTGACTGCTGTTGTCCCGCGTTTGGCGGCAGCCAATACCTTCACGGGTGGCAATAGCTTTGCGGCTTCGCCATTTGTTAAGCCTGTCACTGTGGGATCGACCGCACCTCCATGCGCCGTAACTGGCGATGAAGGTAATGCTTGGCTGGACACGACCTCCGCCACCGCCAACCATTTCAAGATCTGCGCCGAAGTTTCCAGCACCATCGGCTTCCAGACTATTTTCTAACGACCACGACATGACAAAACTCGTTGTAGTTTTTGCCCTTGCTCTACCCCTTTGCGCCGTAACACCCGACTGTACCGCCAGCTTGCAATTTACGAACGATCCCGCAGTGCAACCGAACGGCACAACCATTCTGCCCTTGAGTGGCGCTCCCGCTCCTCCAATCAATAACAATCTCGGGGGTTCGGCTTGCCAAGCATGGACGCTGCTTTACAGTTTTGTCGGCATTACTGCATCGTCGCTCGAAGTGGATACATCCGCAACACAAAGCGGCCCCTATGTCATTTGGTCGGGAACAGTTAACTACGGCTCCAACCCGTATCAGACGAATACCAATGGCTACGTCAATCTGACGGGAACTTACAACTACCTAAGGATGTCCGCTAACTTCATTTCGGGCGTTGGGACGATTACCATTCAGGCATTTGGGTGGATCAATCCCGCCAATGTGGGGAGCATTCTTAACTATCCGATCAACGCGGGCGGGGGCGGCATTTCATCGGTAGGGGCAAATTTTCCGCTTTCTTCGACCGGGGGCTTCGCTCCCAATATCAATCTCGGCTATGTTCCAACTCCCGTAGCCGATCCCGGCCTCATCGGCCAGCGCAGCACCGAAGTGGGCGGCCGGCCAACCTTCGTTTTCCTTGGCGATTCATACACCCAGGGCACCGGTTGCAGCACGTTCGCGCAGTGTTATGTGCCGATCTTTAACGCTGCCGTAATCAATAAGTTCGGTGCGCGCTCCGCCAACGGTATGGTCATGGCCAATGCTGGCACCGGGGCAAGTGTGCCGTCCCAGGAAGGCAACATCACCTTTTCGGGTAGTGGCTGGGCGCCCAGCACATTGATCGGCCCCGGTGGCACGCGCCCCGATTCAGCCCAGATGTATTCAGCAATGGATGGGGGCGCGGGCAGCACCGCAACCTATACCTGTACCACGGCGGCAAGTTTCAATATTTGGTTTGCCACCTACACCGATACGGCGGCAGGATGGACCGCCAGCATCGACAGTGGAAGTCCGGTTACCTATGGCGCAACCACAACAAGCGCGGTGACGTGGGCGAAGCAAAATATCTCGGCTGGCTCAGCGGGTACCCATACAATTCATTTGGCCGGCCCAAGTTCCGGCCTCTTCCATTTATTTGCGCCCGAATGCCTCAACGGAAATGTCCCCGGCGTCATTGTGGAAAATCTCGGCGTGGCTGGGTCGATTTCCTCTAGCATCGGGACTAACCCGGCGACCCAGTTAGGCTTCTACCCGCTCTTGCCGGGTGCGAGCACAAAGCAAATCCAGACAATCATTATGATCGGGACAAATGATTCGTTCTTCGGTGTTCCGGTCTCCACCTACCAGTCGAATCTGGACAACACAATAGCCTATGTTTCGCAATTCGGCCCCGTGTTGCTTGTTTCTCAGCCGCTCGTTTCTCGATCAGATTTGACGGCTTACAATGCCGCTGAATTCGCCGCGGCCCAGACCATCAGCGCCACGAATCCGCCTTATCTTTCCATCGCTGATGCATGGGGCTCCATCGCCAACGAGACTAGCCTTGGGCTATTGAACGGCGACAACGTGCACCCCAGCAACATCGGGCATGGCCTCATCACCGATCAGATTTACACCCGCATCATCAGCACGTTCCTAGGCGTCTCTCTCGGGGGAATACCGCTCAATGCGGTGGCGAATCCGACCGCCCCAACCGACTTTCAGATGGGGGCCAATACGCTTTTTTTTGATTACGGAGTGGATTCATCGACCGTCGCCAACATGTTCAAGATTGAGGATTCCACTAACGACGCGCGTCTTGGGTGGATGGTGGCGTTCGCATCCGCTCCGAATTCTACTCTTGATCCTTTTCGTGTGCTGGCGAATGGCCAGAACGCCTTGCAGGTGATGCATACCTCGGAAGTAGGGATCAATCTCGGGACGGGCGGGATTCCAACTGCTGAACTGGACGTGAAGAACAACAGCTCTACGGAATCCACCATCCAGGGTGTGCAGTCCGGTATTTCGCGCACGCTGAATGTCGCGCGCAATGTGGCGAGCGCGACGTTCCCTGTCGCGCAACTCAGCCAACAGAATGCCAGCGGCGGAGCGGCTCCGGTCCTAGAGATTCAACAAGCCAATTCCAGTGTGCCGGGGATCTGCGTCAACACCGATGGGAATCTGGTTTTCAATTGCAATGTGCTTTTTAACGGAGATGGTACCGAAATAGCAGCGATAAACTCCACATCGAGCGCGGCCAATTTAGTGCAGACCGGCTCCGGCCGGGTTGTGAATGCAAACCGCAATCATTCTGGTGCGATTGTGCCGGTGGTGCAGATAGGCCAGCAAAACACAACGGGCGGCTCGATTGCGGGCTTACTTGTTGAACAGGCTGATCCGACCGGTAAAGCAATCGGGGTAAATCCAGATGGCAATCTGACGGGGGTCTATAACTTTTCTGTTTTCGGAACGGGTGAGACCACGATCAGCACATTGAGCTCCAGCACCACCACTGCACTCAATATAGTGCAGGCTGGCAATGCTCGCGTTGGCAACATCAATCGCAATGTGGTGAGCGCGACAGTGCCCGTGGTGCAGATAGGGCAGCAAAATGCTTCGGGCGGTGCGCAGGCGGCACTTGAGGTTCAGCAGGCAAACGCCACGGCGCCGGCCTTGTGTGTCAACACTGATGGTAATTTAACGCCCACTTGTAATGCCAGCATTCTTGGGACCGGCGACATTGTGATGAATGGCGGGGCGCTGAATACGTTCCACTCGTCAGGCTTCAGCGGCGTGATCGATCTGGTGGGCGGCACATTCACCGTTAGCACAGTTCAGATACAGGCCCTCGCGATTCCGCCAGCTACGGCAGGCTCTACGGTGCTAACGTCTCGCGTCAGCACGTCTACTTCTTGCACGACATGCGGCGAAATCGGGATCGGCACGGTGATACCGGGCACAAGTTTTGTGATCACCAGCTCCAACGCGTCGGATACCAGTCGGATTTACTGGAGAATCGAAACCATCAAATGAAACTTGCACTTTTGTCTATCTTTCTCGCGCTGCCATTGGTGGCGCAGAATCCGTCTGCATCTTGCCCTACGGCAACAACAGCCCAGAAAGGATGCGTTAAGCCTGACGGGACGACTATTACTATCAGCGGTGATACCATCAGCGCCGTTGGTGGAGGGGGCGTGACGGCGTTCACCGGAGATGGAGCCCTTATCACCAATAGCAGTTCGGGCGGCTCCGTCACGACGACACTCGGCACCGCCATCGCCCACGGAGTCTGGGGCAATAACACGGCCAGCACGGCGGCACCGAGCTACGTGAGGCTAGCTTGCGCGGATCTTAGCAACGCTGCGGCGTCATGCGCTACAGACGCCACAAACGCTTCCAATATTTCCAGTGGGACTTTGAGCACCGGCCAATTGCCCACCAGTGTTGTGTTGAATAGCTATAGCTCCGTGTCCACATCGAGCGGAGCCTTCACTTGCAATTTCGCCACGAACCTGAACTGTCTGGTAACGCTCACTAGCGCCTCTATCTTAGTGCCAACATTCACTAATTTACCAACAAATCAGTTCGTAAAAGTAATTTGGAATGATTTACCCAATTATTCGCAGTTCCAGGTCAATTGGCCTGCAAACGTTTTTTGTACGGGACCTTGGCCGTTAAGTACAGACACATGGGCGGCCTGTGGCAATATAAATGGAGCTTTTACTCCTGGAGGAGTGACAACGTCAACGATGTGGAGTACTGGCACTAACCTATACCTACAGAGGGATTACGGGACATTTCAGACACTGACGGCTAGCCATGTAAACGCTATTCTCACCGAAATCGGTGGCTCAAATGCCCAAAGCTATCTGTATATGTACGGCGGGTCTATTATCCGGTCAAACAATGCTGGAGGAACCAACACAACCCCCACAATTACCGGTGCTGATGGAACCCATTGCGGATCAGGAGCCGCGTTCGTATCGAGTAGTTTTCCAAGCACGGTAAGAATGGAGATAGTAATGGGTAGCACGATTCCGACGACTGCTTGCCCGGTAACTTTTGGGACAAATGCCCAAATGTCGAGCTTGGGTGGAATGTGCATCGCTGCTGACAACACTACTTTTCAACCATTACAATGTACCGCCACTCAGACTGGGCTCGCTATCACCGCGCAAGCGGACATGCACGGCGATTCGGTCAGCGTCATTTCTATAAGCAGATAGGCTAATGAAATTCATTCTTCTATTTGCATTCGCAATTCCTAATTTATTAGGAAACGTCTGTACACCGCTCGCGGCCCCGGCGACGGGCCAATTTCCAGCCATTGTGAACGGCATTGATAATCTCAGTTACAATAGCGTCCGCATCCTTTGGACAGCCGATGTGAGCGGCGGAACCCCCGGCACCGCGCAACGAATTCAGTACTCGACCAATGCGGAGTGGGCAATCAGTCCGGGGGTCTATCAGCATACCGCAGCGATCTGGAATAGCGATCCGAGTAACTCCAAAGGCACATTGACAAACGCGCAAGTTTTCAATGGCGGGAACGTCACTGCACTGGTGGGCTCTACTGGTTACCATGCGACCGGGCAGACCTATGAGGGCATCTATCCAAGCGGCGCATGGTGCCCAGCGGTTGACATCACCTTCACGACTCTCGCGCAGCCAGCAACGCCCGTTCAGCCGACGCTGCCCGCTACGCTCGATACTACGCGACCTACGGTCACAGGGACGGACTATGCCTATGGATCGGCGTGTGGCGCGAGCGGCACCGCCACCGTTCGATGGAATGATTGTCTAAGCAAAGTAAACCCGGATTTGGGGGATGGGATTGCAGCACCGGGCGGAGTTTACCAGTTCACCGGTGCTCTGAACTTTCCGAATCGGCCTAGCGCCGTATCGGTCACTTGTGCCACTGGAACTAATCTTTGCACGCAGTCAGGGACACCACCAACTTCAGGACAACAAGCGATCTTCTACGAACCGCCAAGTCCGGTTAACCCTGGCGTCCCTTACAAGATCATCAACGTCAGTACGAGCGCGGGACCGGGCTCTACGGGGCCTTTTGTGACCAGCGGGGCGCTCAGCAGCCTGCGCAATGACTTCACCGGTTACGTGGGCTTTTCCTTCACCCCGGCTACCAATTTCACAATCAATCAGTTGGGTCGATGGGTGGTTTCCGGCAATAGCCAGACCCACATCCTGAAATTGACAGATGCCGCGACCGGCACCGATCTCCCTGGTGGAAGCGTCACAGTCAATACATCTGGAGCTACAACTGGCGCTTACCTATACGGCACGCTCGGCACTCCCGTCACCCTGCATAGCGGGCATCAGTACTACATGACCAGTCAAGAGACGAACGGTGGGGATCAGTTTTACGATCTGGGCACCGTCACCCCTACTGCTGGCACGGCGACACTGAACAGCGGCGCATTCAATAACGGCTCCTGGGGCACGCTCGGAACGAGTAATCAAAGCTACGGCCCGGTCAATTTCAACGTGAGCGCGCTCGGCACCATCACCACGTTCAATATCTCCTACGATGGCTCGACCGTCATAACCTTCCTGAACATTGGTGGCGACAGCGGTGGCACTGCTGGATCGCCGATCTACTATCTGACTTATCCACTCAGCTCAAGCAAGGTTCTGATTCACTCGACCGCCGCTTCTAATTTGCTGCCTCCTGACGGCGTGCGTGTTGGGCCGGATACCATCGCGCAGTATCGCCCCAATATGATCGAGTTTGAGGATATGGACCCAACCATCGGGCTGTTCAATTGGGGGCCGATTGCGGGCGGCTATTATTTTCAGGACGTTGTAGTTTCTTTTGACCCGTCTGTGGGGACGGCGTCTTCACCAAACGGATTGGACCCCATCGGCTATCGGTCGCCCCTCACTATTGGTAGCAGCGCCACCAACCACAACATCATCTTCAACCAATCGTATTTTGATTTTGCTCCAGTTGGCGGTCCAAGTAGGAGCTATTTGATCGGCGTCGCGGGCTTGCAGGAAGGGTTCACTAATTCAACCCTGGCGGGCCTCAATTGGTGGCAACCGTTCTTAACGAACACGACGGGGGCCTCCTTCACCTCCTCGTCAGTGACCATCAATCCGTTTACTCTTTATTGGGTAGGTTCTGATGGCACTTCTGCGACGAAACAAAGCTGCACCTCGACCACTGGAACCGTTACGATCACAAGCGGCGGAGGAATCACTACCGGACCTAACGCAAGGAGCATGGTCTTGAGTGTCAAGCCCGATTGCACAATGGCGTTGATTGTCCAGACCGGCATGACCGTCACGACGTCGGCCAACATCAGCGTCACGACGACTGCCGCACCATTCTATCCACAGACCTACACCTACACGGGGCCAAGCGGCGGCACAGCCACGGGGCAACTCTACCTCGATATTGGGGATGGAGAACTAACTGCGGGCAGCCTGACCGCGTTCAACATGCATTCGCCTATCGGCGAGACGCAAGATGCAGGCGAGGCTGGGGGCGGATTCTACGCCACGTCGAATGTCCGAACCACTTTCAAGTGGGATAACAACTATATCAGCGGCGCCAATATCGTTGGCTTCTTTCTGAGCGACGACATCACCGACGAAACCACGCCCTGCGGGATCGTGAGTCCTTGTCCTCTTGCCTTCAACCCCGGTGATCTCACTGAGAGCCGCTCCACCATCACTGTCAATCCATGCTTTAACCCTGATGCGACTTGCTGGAACGGTGGCAACTATTTTGGGCGCAATTTTTCAGAGACCAAGCAGGGCGCAAGGGTGCTACAGGATGGCAATCAATATGGACCGTTCTTTCCCATGCTCGGCCAAGGACAATGCACCCTTCATGAAACCTATGTGGGTATGGACAACAATGGAGGGCCGAACTACGGCGTTTACACCGGGTTTCCGTTCTACGGCGATTCTTCCAATTGGACATTCACCAACAACACCTGTAGTCAGACGGGCACCGGCATCGCGACAAACATTACGACGAACTGGGGCGGTGGCCGAGTAAATCAAAACCTCAAGATTCAGAACAACCTGTTTCTCAATATCAACGGCTACGCGCAAGCCTCTACTCTTCAGCCCTACAACATTTTCGCGAGAGTCTTCAAAGATCCGTCCAGTTCAGATTGCGCCAACGGATACACGGCCTCTCTTGGAAGCGGTGGGCAGAATTACATCTTTGACCACAACACGATCAGCGGGAGCGGCGGCTGTCTTCCGTTGTTCTATGACGTAACCGGCTCACTGCCTTCGACGGTCACCATCACGAACAACATTCTGAATTTGGTGAATGATCCGGGGGCGTTCTCCAGTTATACCTTGGAGGGTAGCTTCTATCACGGCTACAACAACGGCGATTTTTGCTTGGCGACGGCTGGAAAGAATTTCTTGGCCTGTATCGGCTCTCTAACCTGGGCGGGGAACGTGATGCTTGCGACGTGGAGCAATAGCTTACCGGGTTCGCAAGTGGAGTTTGCATCGAGCGACATCACTGGGACCTTGGAGGGCTATTATACGGGCTTCCCAACGAACTGGCCAGCCGCTAACACGTTGGCTTTGCGCCAAACGCAAACAGGATGGTCCTCAGTCGCAACGAACAATTTTCAATTGACATCGACATCGCCGTACATTTCAGGCAACACTCACAGTGCAACGAGTCCAACCACGGACGGGCTGGATGCTGGCATGGACCAAAATCAGAGAGATGTTCACCAGGGCCGCGTTAGCAACGTTCGAGCTTACGGACTCGCCAGCACTTCGGCAACGATCGCGTGGTTTGCGCCAGATTCGTTTCCTTGCGGAGTGGATTGGAGCACCAACTCTTTCGCTACCTGGACGCGCGTGGCTGGATCAGCGGGATCGCCTGATGCGAGAGTGCAATCGATAGCGCTTAGTGGATTGCCAGCGCATGGAAGCATCACGGCGCGGGTGAACTGTCAGGTAGCCCAACCAACCTTGCAGATCAGCCTTCCTTGATCCTAATAGGGGTCTCGGCTAATCTATCTAACTCGTCGGACTCCTGTCGCTCTTGTCGTTTGCTAAGAAAACGAACCACGCAAAATGATGGAAGCCAAATCATGCTGCCGTGAACTAAAGAGTCGAAATTATTCAGATGCCGTTCGGCGTTTCCTATCGGCCAATAGGTATTAATTCCTAGCAGATACAGTCCATATATCGGCATTAACAGCAGCAGAGCTTTTATAGTAAAATTGATCTTCATCCCGTCCCTTCTCAAGCCCCAAAGCGTAATGCCTAGGGGCTTTTCTATTTTGCGCCACGCAATATTCCGTCGCTCTCTACTCCGGCCTCGTCGCAAAAGTGCAGGACATGCGCCCAAGCAGCTAAGGTCCTAAGGTCGGTATCGGTTCTACGCTTTTCCCGCCTTGCCAGCATGAGAATGTTTCGCAAGGCGGCTTCGAGCGCTTGGCAGTCGGCCCAAACACCAATTGATTCTAAGCGCTTTTGCAGTTCGGCGTTCTCGGCTATGAGTCGGCGATTCTCTCGCTCATGGACGGTAGGATAGCTCATTTTGCGCTCACCGCCGCTCCGCAATCACTGTCACCGTAGCTTCCCACCGCTTGATCGATTTCTTTAGTGCTGAGTTGTCCTTGCGCAGCTCAGCAACCTGGGCTTCGAGCGCTGCTATACGCGCGGCTTGGCTGGCCGATGGAGAATCAATGCGTAATGTATCTTGCGCTTCTCTCCGCAACCTTTCTGATTCCCAGCAGTCGGCGTGCCACCTAAGACCCTCGTGCTCATTAAGTGCTCCTTCGTAATATGCGACCGGTTGATCGCAACCCCCACACGGCCTAAATTTCTTAAATCCAGACGGCATATAAAGCAGTTATCTCCTCCGCGCTGGGCATGGCGGCATCGGATCTTCGCAAGTATCCTCCATGCCGCAATTTTTGCAGTAGCGCACCCATTCGTACGAACCTTCCTCCGCTGGGTCGCCAGCGGCCCTCTGACCTACCCATTCGTGGGAGCGCAGATCGCGGAGCCATTTTGGTGTGGGTCTCCAGAACTGCAGGAATGCACATATCGGCACGAGCGCAATAGTCGCGACCATAAGCCAGATGGAATCAGGTTCCGGCGTCTCTGAGGTCGGATCCCCCTGTGGCCCAAACATATCGTTAAACAAGTCGCTCTGATCCTGCGCGTACTGATTCATTGCGGTAGCGAAATAATTCTCAATCACCACATTGTACGTTGGGCACTGCGCCCCGGCCCCGTCGTAGACGATATTGGTTTGCTTGCCCATCGAATCCAACCAATTCGACATACATACTAGCGAGAAGTTACTGTTGATGATCGTGGAGACTGCGAAAAACTGGAACATCTTGATTTGGCCGTTGACAACTTCGAACTGATTCGCGACCTGATGCGCCCAACTTGTCACGGCACCACCCTGCATCGGATTGAGGGCGGCAGGCAGGCTGGTAAACGTGAGCGAGTCAGCGGACCACATGCCGTCGCCATTAGGTAGCAGGACGGTACCGGCGATCGTTCCGGTGACATCGGAGATGGACGGGTTCGGCGTGAAGGACCAATCGTAGGCGGTGTCGGCATGGCAGACGAAAGCAGTAGCCGCCACAATTAAAATAAGTTTCATTTGTCATCCTTTCTGATTTCTCGGAATCTAGCATGCAATTCTGCAACGTCCTGAAGGATCGCCACTACTCCTCCCAAAATTACGATTACGCTGGCGACTATGTTCGCTTGATGATCAGCGTTTACGTATTTACCAAAAGTCATCATGGCTAGATAACAAAGACAGGTTCTCATTTGATAGCACCTTTGTCGGTGTCGGCGCAACAGAGGGAGGCGATGATAAGCAAAAGAGAAAGTGGTTTCACGGGGTCTCCTTTGCGGTGTTAGCGTTGTTGTGATGAAGATATGGAGCAATCCTGGCTGGCTTTGAGTTAGCCCGCTCTTCGATAATGGACCCATCCAAGTCTTCTGCGGCAATCATTCGGCGCATGGCATGCCGCAAATCACCTAATTCGCGCATCAGCATTTCGCGATTAGTCTGCCGGAAAGCCTCGGCCAAGGGGCGCTTTTGGGTCAGATCCGGTGCCTGACGTCCATCCGGTTTCTGCTTGCCGTACACGGCGGCGGCAAATCCAGCCAGCATCCTGATGATCGCGCGGCGCCTCATTTGGAGATTGCCCTTTCTTTTTCGTATTCAATCCCGCATTCGGCGGCTGCTTCTTGCGCATCCTTCCACGTCTTGAATTTCTTGGTAACGTTGCCGCATTGGAACAGCCAAACCTCCGAGCCAACAGTGGCAGCGATTGTCGTCCCGTCATCGCTTATTAAATCTGGTCCGCTTGTATCGCCTTCGGTCCACCAAGTATGCGGAGGAGCGGGGACTTTGGGAAGTGTACGCTCATGTATAGTATAGGCCAACAGCCCTAGGGCTATAATTGCAACGGAAGGCAGTATAACGGCTGGCAAGACTGCAAACACCTTCATTTCTTGCCTCCACAATTTATGGAAACCGGGCCATTGCCCGTAACGTTCGCGCAAGGACTGTCGATAGCATGCATGGGCTGCGAGCCCTTTGCGGCGCTGTCATGTATGGATGCCGGATCATCAAAGCCGACGACACTTATGCTGTCGCCAGTTACGGCCGGGGTCCTGATCGTTGCTCCATTAAAAGCGTAGCCCGTCAGAAACCAGTTGCAGTTATGGTCGTGAGTGACCGCCACATGCTCGTCGCCGTTCATCACCTGAATTGATTTGAAGTTAGGGATTCGGTCAATATGAACTGTTACCACGCTATCGTTCGACAGCTCTATAAGAGGCAAGACCGAGGCACCTACGTAAACTTTAAACGTTGTGTATTCCTCATGCGTTGGCTTTGTCGCGCAAGCAGCGAGCCCGACAATCACCAGCATCGCCGCGAAAGTGAATTGATTCTTGGTCATTTAGCTTCCTCCAGTTCCATTCTGGCCTTTTCGCACAAAGCTGTAACGATATTGCGTTGCCGTGCTATATACGCCTCAAGAATCGGTTTTGCCAAAGTCCACGGTACATCGAAAAGACGGTGGCTATCGTGGCCGGACGGTACCCCGAGTTGCAATCCGTTTTGGCGTCTCCCGAAGGCGTCGCGTATATCTGGTAGCTCGTGTCGCTTGATGGATTCGACAATATCCGCTAGCAACTTCTCGGCTACCTCGATTTCGCGATAGGCCATAGCTATGTCGGTTGCTGTTAGTTTAGTGATCATTTCGCGGCCCTCCGCTTGTCGATTTGCGCCCAAAAGTATTCGGCTCCTTCAATAGCGAAATCCCAAGCCTCGTTGTTCAGCGTCCCTGAATACCGTACATACAGATCCTGCGCCAACTGCTCAATTTCGATCTGACGCTGCACGCATTCCGCTAGCGCAAACTGACTTGGGCACGGCCTTGGCGTGTCACCTGGGTGACATGTGCAAGGCCTATTCTTGTCCTTGTCACCGCAAACCGGACAAGAGAATTCGTAACGCCGATAGTCGTATTCGGAATGGCACGTTCCGCATTTGACCCATTCCACCTCGGGCGTATCGGCATTGATTGCTTTGTTCTCGTTCACAGATTCACCCGTTTCTTCCGTCTCTTCTCTCGCTGTTTGCAGACGCGGCAGTCACCGCACGCGCATTTAGGCTTTGGGCCGGCCTTTGTTTTGCGGAGGGCCTGCAGGGCCCGTCCGATATTAGACGGCTTCAGAACTTCCTCCATTCTGGGTCATTCGCATCACCAGGACGCGGACCCAACCTATCCTCAGCGCCCTTGAGGGTGGCCGCGCTGTCGTTTTCATCCGACGCTGGAATGAAAAGATCCCATCCATAGTCCGTAGAAGTAAAGATGATGATTCTAGCATTAGCTAGGTACATACTAACTTCAGTTCCGTTGATATCGGAGAATCCCAACAGACGTGCGTCGTATGAGTCCAGGAAGTCCCTGACAACCGCTAATTTATCGTCGGTTGCCTTCGTGCGATTTACCCTGTGCGCTGTGGCCATTTTGTTTGCCGGTCCTTTTACCGACACAACCAGTATATCACAACTACGCTGTTATGTCAAGTGTAAATTTATCGATGCTTGACGGCTTCACGTCAGAAGAGTATCACAACAGCGTAGTGTTGTCAACCACTAAGTTTCGCAATCGCACGCCGTTTTGAAAGAACCTCGCTAATTCTGAACGCCATGACGTTGATCGGAACCGCGAACTTCTTGGCGAGATCGATCAGCGTCTTATCATCGGTCAAGTCTATTTCGTATCCGGCAGGCATCTCTTTTTCGAGCAAGCTGGTCGGCACGAGCAGATGCATCGCGAAGTAGTTTGCTTCTTCATCCAATTGCTCTTCTTTTGTTTGTTTCATTGCTTTATTCGACCCTTCCTTTTCTAAATGCTTCAGAGCGGTTAGGAAACAAAAGAAAAGGGTGCAAGCCTACGGCCATGCATCCCTTCCTTCTGAAAACATGCCCCTTCGGGTTGAGGTTTCCATTGAGCACGAATTGCTAAACTCCATCCGTGCAGGCCGACGACATCTCCGCTGAGTAGAGCGGACACAGCCATTGGGTTATCGGCTAAGGGTTCCCGCACGGCTGGGCTGTGACCCGTTGTAACTGCGACTTTGGCTCAACTGCCTCTTGAAATGTGCAACCGTAGGCTACCCGTCCACATTTCTCAGTTCAGAGATGTGAATTTGACCTATGATTGATTCTGTGAAAGAATGGGCATAGTTTCTGGACAAAACTATCTTAACACCTCGCAAGCCTTCAGGCAAGCGGGGTGTTTTGCTTTTGGTCCACCGGAATTATTTTCAGAAAAATTTCATCGACCTATTGACATATATCCGCATATCCGCTTATGATCATCACGTGGACAATTCAAGTAAACGAATCCATTCTGGGCTCTGCAATTACGCCGAGTACGGTCGCAAGATGCTGATGTGGCGCGAAGTGGCCAGGACCGGAATTGCGGATCTATTTCGCGACAATAGGGGAACCCAGGCGCAATGGGCGGAAAGCTTAGGCATGAGCCGCCAACACCTTTCGGATGTAGCCAGCGGTCGTCGGGACCTCACGATGGATTTGGCTGAACGGATTCTCACTCAAGCGCTAGCCAAAGGAGGCAAGTGATGACCCGGAAAGAATTCGCCGTAAAATGCTCGCGAGGCATCTTCAAAAAACGGGGTGACCATTCCGAGGTTCACCTTGGCGAAACGGAATTGGCTGAGTATCTGATTGCGGTACTTGAGCTTTGGGACACAACCAGATTGCGGACGATGAATAGCGAGGCATTGCGCCTTGGCGTTGACTTCAAGAAAGAGGTTGGGATATGAGCCTGCACGCTTATCATGTGAGTCGCGCAATCGAAAAGAAAGACGCGCCGTTCTATGCGCTCATCATGGCTGCGATGTTGAAGGCAGACAGCGACAACACTGCAAAGCTCAAGGCTGCATGGCCCGAAGTGTGGGCGGAGTTGGAACAGCGGTATGACGCACCGCTAGGTGTCATTCCAGCAGATGGTGACGTGAATATGGAAGTGTTGCGCAAACAGATCGCCAGCTTGGAGAAGGCATCATGAAAGAGCAATTGACCGAATTGGCCGCGTGGTTCAGATTGAAGCTGGAAGCGGCTAGCACAGAAAACGTATGTTTTCGGAGCCAAGTAATCAACAGTTGCGCAGTCGTCCGCATTCCCGATTGGGAGCTCAAGCAGAAGCTGTACGCGATCGAAGCTGTGCTGGCGCAGCAGCC